CAAACAGTTTTTATGTTGATGCTGCTAATGGTATTGCTGCTTACGCAGTTGATACAGTTGCAGTAACAGACGTATTTACTGATTTAGCTTTCAGAGAGTTAGTAAAAGAACTAGATGATAACGATACTCCAATGGATGGTAGATTTTTAGTTATACCTCCATCAGTTCGTAGTCAAATTATGGGCATAGACCGTTATGTATCTGCAGACTTTGTAAGTTCTGCTCCAGTACAAAACGGCTTAATTGGTCAACTATATGGTGTAGATATTTATGTATCTAATAACTTACCAGTAGTTGAAACAGCTGCAGCTAACTCAGCTTCTGCTGTTGACACAATCGGTGCAATTATGGCTCAAAAAGATGCTATGGTTTTAGTTGAGCAAATGGGTGTTAGAACTCAAACTCAATACAAACAAGAGTATCTTGGTGATTTAATGACAGCTGATACACTTTACGGTGTTAAAACTGTTAGACCTGAATCAGGTTTAGTAATCGCTGTTCCTAAGTAAGGAAACAAATCGGGGGACTACATTCGTAGTCTCCCTTTTACTATTTGTATAGGAGTTTTGAATGGCTATATTTAGAGGCACAGGTGGTGCTGGTAGTGCAAATGATGATGTTACAGTAACTACAGTTACAACAAAGGCTTCAGAAGCCGCAGCATCTGCAACAGCAGCAAGTGATTCAGCAACCGCAGCAGCATCTTCAGCAAGTTCAGCCTCAAGTTCTGCAACTACTGCTAGTACAAAAGCAAGTGAAGCTTCTAGTAGTAAAGACACCGCTACAACTAAAGCGAGTGAAGCAGCAACTTCAGCAACTAATGCAGCAAGTTCTGCAGCAGCAGCAGCAAGTTCTGCTGCAAGTGTAGTAATACTAGACGAAGACGATATGGCTAGTAATTCAGCTACAGCCGCCCCCTCCCAACAATCAGTCAAAGCGTATGTAGATGCAGAAGTAGATACAGCAGATACTCTCGCTGAACTAACCGACACTACTATTACATCTCCAGCAGATGGTGCTATGCTATTATACGATACAGGCACATCTAAATGGATAGATAATGTAATGTCTGGTGATGCTACTTTAGCCGATACTGGTGCTATTACTATAGCAAACAATGCAATAGAAACAGCTATGATAAATGCTGATGCTGTAACTAATGCAAAAATTGCGGATGATTCTATTGATTCCGAACATTATGTTGACGGCAGTATAGATACAGCTCATATTGCAGATGATGCAGTTACAGAAGCTAAACTAGCAAATGCAATTAATACAGCTATTGCTGCTAACACTGCTAAAACATCTAATGCTACACATACTGGAGATGTAACAGGTGCAACAGAACTTACGATTGCTTCTGGTGCAGTAGAAACAGGAATGATTGCAGATGATGCGGTTACAGCAGATAAGTTAGCTAACTCAATTAATACTGAGATTGCTGCAAATACAGCCAAAGTAACTAACGCTACTCACACAGGAGATGTTACAGGTGCTACAGCCCTTACTATTGCAAACAACGCAGTAACTACAGCAAAGATAAATGCTGATGCAATTACAAGTGCAAAGATTGCAGATGATGCAATAGACTCAGAACATTATACAGATGGCTCTATAGATACAGCACACATTGGAGATTTACAAGTAACCACAGCTAAGATAGCAGCAGATGCTATAACTGGTGCTAAGATTGCTGATGATGCAATTAATTCAGAACACTATACAGATGCTAGTATTGATACAGCACATATAGCTGACAGTCAAATAACAACAGCCAAAATAGCGGCAGATGCTATTACTTCCGCTAAAATAGCTGATACTGCAATTTCGGAAGAACACTTAGACCCTACAGTAATTAGTGGACTATCCGATACAACTATTGCGACAGCTGACCATTTAATGTTCTTTGATGCTACAGATAATGCATTAAAAAAAGTAGATGCAGGTGAATTAATGTCTTCATCAGTATCTTTAAGACCAAATGCTAAACCAATTTGCATTAATGGTGATATGCAAGTAGCACAAAGAGGAACATCATTAACAGGACAAACAGGCAGTGGTTTTTGTTTGGATAGATTTGGATTTCAAATGGATACCTTCGGTACATGGACTATGACACAAACTGATGATGGACCAACAGGTTCAGGTTTTACTCATGCTTTAAAATGGGATTGCACAACCGCAGATACAAGTTTAGGTGCTGGACATTTTGGTTTAGCTCATTACAGAATAGAAGGGCAAGATTTACAGCTATTAAAAAAAGGCACAAGTTCTGCTGAAAAAGTTACTATATCTTTTTGGGTTAAGTCAGCTAAAACAGGAACTTATATTTTAGAGTTGTTTGATGTAGATAATAGTAGACAAATTTCTCAAGCATATACTATTAGTTCTGCAAATACATGGGAACAAAAAATATTAGTTTTTGATGGTGATACCACAGGAGCTTTAGGAAATGATAATGGTCATAGTTTAGCTATATCTTGGTGGCTTGGAGCTGGTAGCACCTATTCTGGTGGAACATTAAATACATCTTGGGCTTCTAATACTAATGCGAATAGGGCAGTTGGTGTTGTTAATTTAGCAGATAGCACGAGTAATGATTGGTATTTAACAGGAGTGCAAATAGAAGTTGGCGAATATACAGCAAGTACCTTACCAGCATTTCAACATGAATCGTTTGGTGATAATTTAATTAGATGTCAAAGGTATTTCCAAAAATATACACAACCACCGTTAATTGGTTCTGCCAATGCTGGTAATACAGTAGCAAGAGCAAGTTTTGGTTTAATTACTTCTATGAGAACAGGTGCAACTGCAACACACAATGGCACTTTTTCTTGGTTTTATTCCAATAGTCATCAACCACAAAGCACAGCTTTTTCTGCTACTTATACTGATGAAAATACTTTTGAAGCAGATGTAACTATGAATGTTAGTGGTATGACAGCAACGCACCCTTGTAGTGTTTATCAATCTGGTAGTGCTTCGTTAGATTTAAGTGCAGAATTATAGGAGTAATATATGAATGATAAAATAGTAACAACAGCTCAATATCAAACAGGAATAATTGGTAGTGGTAATGTGAGTATAAAAGCCACTATAAATGGGCAAGTATGTTATGTGCCTATTAATACAGATAACGCAGACTATCAAGCAGTACTAGAATGGGTAGCAGATGGTAACACAATAGCAGATTCGGATTAGGAGATAATTAATGAAAGAAAATAAAAGTTGTGAAAATTGTTTAACTGAAGCTGACATAGATAGAATAGCAGAAAAAGCAGCTGAGAGAGCATTAGAGAAAGTATATGCTGAAGTTGGTAAAAATGTATCTAAAAAACTAATGTGGATTATGGGTGTTGTTTCTATAAGCTTAATAGTATGGTTATCTAGCTTTGGTGGATTAACTAAGTTATAAGAGAAGGCAGTATGTATAAACTTGCTAAAATAATGGCAGCTCATCCAAATAGAAAAATTAATGGGCAATACCGTAGACTATACTTTCGTGGAAGGATGCCACATAAATTATGAAAAAAGATAGTAGATTACAAAGAGCAGGAGTTAGTGGTTACAATAAACCCAAGCGTACCCCTAACCACCCTAAAAAATCTCATATAGTTGTAGCTAAACAAAACGATAAAATTAAAACTATTAGATTTGGACAACAAGGGGCTAGTACAGCGGGTAAACCTAAAGCAGGGGAGTCAGCTAAAATGAAAGCAAAACGAAAATCATTTAAAGCTAGACATAGTAAAAACATAGCTAAAGGAAAAATGTCAGCAGCTTACTGGGCAGATAAAGTAAAATGGTAAAAAAGAAAACAAGAAAAAGTACAGTAAATAAAGCAGGTAATTATACTAAACCTACTATGCGTAAAAATTTATTTAATAAAATTAAAGCAGGTAGTAAAGGCGGTAAGCCCGGACAATGGTCAGCTCGTAAAGCTCAAATGTTAGCTAAACAATATAAAGCTAAAGGCGGTGGTTATCGTGGCTAAAAGTAAAAGTCAAGAAAGTTTAAGTAGGTGGACTAGACAAAAGTGGAGAACATCTAGTGGTAAACCTAGTAATGGTAAAAGAAGATACTTACCAGATGCAGCTTGGGATTCTTTAACACCTGCTGAAAAAAAGGCTACCAATGCTGCTAAAGCAAAAGGTAATAAACAAGGTAAACAATTTGTAGCACAACCTAAGAAAGTAGCAAAGAAAGTAAAAAAGTACCGCACAACATAGGAATATAAAATGACATACTTACAAGTAGTAAACAATATTTTAAAACGATTAAGGGAAAGAACCGTAGCATCTGTAGATGAAACAACATACTCTAAATTAATAGGGGTGTTAGTTAATGATGCTTTAATAGATGTAGAGAATGCTTGGCATTGGTCAGGTCTTCGTACTACTTTAACAGCTACTACTTCTGATGGTGTATTTAACTATGAATTAAATGGCTCACAAAATAGATTAACAATACTAGATGTTATAAATGATACAGATAATTTTTTTTTAAAACAAAAAAGTTCACATGATTTTAATAATTTATTTTTAAATAGTACACCCGGAACAGGCTCACCTTATTATTACTCTTTTAACGGTATAAGTGCTGACGGTGATACACAAGTTGATTTATACCCAATACCTGATAAAGCTTATACAATTAATTTTAATGTAATATTAAGAAGTGCAGAAAGAGAAAGTGATGCAGATACATTTAGTATACCAACTAAACCTATTGAGCTATTAGCTTATGCATTAGCTGTAGAAGAAAGAGGAGAAGATGGCGGAGCTAGTCCAGTAAGTGCATTTGCTAAAGCAAACACTGCATTACAAGATGCTATAGCATTAGATGCAGCTAAACACCCAGAAGAAAGTCTTTGGTATCAAGCATAATTTATAGGAAAATTATATAATGTCAAAACAAATATTAACAGCATCATTAGTAGCCCCAGCATTCTTAGGTTTAAATACCCAAGAGTCTAGTGTAGCTAATGACCCTAGTTTTGCTTTAGAAGCTAATAACTGTATTATAGATGAATTTGGTAGATTAGGTGCTAGAAAAGGTTGGACATATCGTACTACTTCTGGGGGAACAAGTACTAACCTAAAAGGTATGCACCCCTTTTTAGATGTAGCTGGTACTAATACTTTAATATCTTGGTCTAGTACTAAATTTTATACAGGACTAACCACACTAACAGAACGCACCCCTACCACTACTGATACTATTAGTGCTGGTAATTGGAGTAGTGCAACACTAAACGATATAGCATACTTTTTTCAAAGAGGTTATAAACCTTTATATTATACAAATGAAACTACAGCTAATGAGTTTAAATCTGTAGACCAACATTCAGGAGCTGCGGGAACAGCCCCTACAGCTAATATAGTTATGTCAGCATTTGGTCGTTTATGGGCGGCTGATACTGCAACTAATAAAACTACAGTTTATTTTACTGATGTTTTAAATGGATATAAATGGACTGGTGGCAGTTCTGGTTCTTTAAATATATCGGGAGTTTTACCTAAAGGTCAAGATGTAATTACTGGTTTAGGTGAAATGAATGGTAACTTAATTATATTTTGTAAAAATCATATTATTATATATGCAGATGGAGATAACTTTGCATCTAGTATTAGCACAACTTCTTTAACTTTAGTTGAGGTTATTTCAGGGGTAGGTTGTATTGCTAGAGATAGTATACAAAATTCAGGAAATGATATTGTATTTTTATCGGCTACTGGGTTGCGTTCATTAGGTAGAACAATACAAGAAAAATCTCAACCATTAAATGATTTGTCTAAAAATGTAAGAGATACATTTATGGATGTAGTTAATAGAGAAAGTAATTTAGATTTAGTTAAATCTTCTTACTTTCCTGAAGAAGCTTTTTACTTAATTAGTTTACCGGAAGCAGCACAAGTATTTGTATTTGATACTAGAGGTACTTTAGAAGATGCTTCATTAAGAGTAACTACTTGGAACAATTTAAATCATACTGATTATATTTATGAACCAACTAATAAAACTATGTATATGACTCAAGTAAATGGTTTAGCTGAATACACTGGTTATAATGATAATGGTAGTGCATACACTATGTCATACTTTACTAATCATTTTGATTTTAATAAACCTAATATACTTAAATTATTAAAAAAAGCAGCAGTTACAGCTATTGGAAGTTCATCACAATCTTTTACTTTAAAGTGTGGTTTTGATTATACAACTAGTTATTTTAGTTTTCCATTTACTTTAAGTCAATCAGCAGTGTCAGAATATGGCATAGCTGAGTATGGAAGTAACGCAACAACAGTAGCAGAATATCAATCAGGTATTTCTTTGGAAAGACTTGATTCTTCCGTAGCAGGTTCAGGCTCAATAGTACAACTTGGTATTGAAACAACAATAGATGGGGCGTTACTAAGCGTTCAAAAATTAGACATTTACACTAAACAGGGTAGGATTATATAATGAGTAATTATTCAAAAACAACAGACTTTGCAGCAAAAGATGCATTATCTACAGGTAATGCAAATAAGATTGTAAAAGGTACAGAAATAGATGATGAATTTGATGCTATACAGACAGCAGTAAACAGTAAAGCTGATACTAATAATGCTGCTTTAACAGGTACACCAACAGCTCCAACAGCTAGTGCTGCTACTAATTCAACACAAATAGGCACTACAGCTTATATAACATCTGCTATTACTACTGCAGTTGCTGCAGCTAAAGCAGCTTTATTTCCAGTAGGAACTATATATACACAAGCAGCAGTATCTACTAACCCCGCAACTTTACTAGGGTTTGGTACTTGGGTATCATTTGGTGCAGGGCGTGTTATGGTAGGTATAGATGGTAGTGATACAGCATTTGATACATTAGAAGAAACAGGTGGTTCAGCCGCAGTGACTCCATCAGGAACAGGAACTAATAGTGGCACAGCTCTTACAGAAGCACAAATGCCAAAACATTATCATTTAATGCTTGGTCCAAACAATGTTACATCTCCTCAAGGTAGTGGTAGTTCTTCAGGAGTGTATGGGGGTGGTACTCCAGATGATAGTACACAAGCTTATGGTACTTATTCTACAGGTGGAAGTGCAGCTTCTGGCTCACAAAGTACAGGAACTTCAAATGGAAATACTCATACTCATTCATTTTCATTTAGTGGTAATTCACAAACTAACTTACAACCTTACATAGTTGTATATATGTGGAAAAGAACTGCTTAATGAAGGTACCGGTAATTCTTTATAAAGATTATACAGTATTTACAGAGCAGTATGATGACAAAATATTTTTACATTGTGATGTTTACAAGTGGAATAAACATATAAAGAAAAGTTTACATCATAGTTTAGAATTAATATTAAGATTATATAAAGAAGATGTGTATGCTTTACATGAAAATACTGATGATAACAAACATAAGAAATTTTTAGAAATGTATGGATTTAAATTATATAGTGAAGAAATGGGATTAGATGGTTTAATACATCAAGTCTGGAGAAAACAAAATAGAACTAAGGAGATAAAATAATGGGTAGTAGTATAGGAAAAATATTAGGTGGAGAAAAAGCAAAACCTGCACAAGCTGCACCCGGAGCTAGGTTTGAACCATTTACATATACAGGTTTAGCAGGTACAGCAACAGGTAGTAGAGAGGGAGAAGGGTTTAGGTTTGAACAAAACTTAACTCCTGAATTACAGGGGTTGTATGAACAAGGGTTAAGGGCAACTAGCCCCTTACTTTCTGAATACCTAGAACAAGCACAAGCCCCTGTCCCTACATTTGATTTTACGGGTGACGATTTAAGAGCAAGGGAGCAAGAAATACTAGCAGAGCAAACTGCTTTATTAACACCTGAACTAGAAAGACAAAGACAACAATTAAGAGAAGATTTGTTTGGGTCAGGTCGTTTAGGTTTACAAGTGTCAGGTGAAGCAGTAGGTGCTGGGGAAGGTACAGGAATGGTTAGCCCTGATGCTTACGGATTAGGTTTAGCACAATCTAGGGCATTAACTGAGTTAGGTCCACAAGCAAGACAACTAGCTACTACAGAAAGATTACAAGACTTTGGTTTACAAACTGAATTGTATAATATAAATCAAGCAGCAAGACAACAACAACTAGCTAACTTACTAGGTGGTCTAGGGGCTGGTATGGGTACATTTAAAGATATACTAGGTATAGAACAAGGTTTAATCGGTCAAGCTTCTGGATTAGAACAAGCTCGTGCTGCTGCAACTGCTGGAGCATTCCAAGCAGGTACACCAGCTACAGGTCGTAAGCCGGGATTATTTGAACAAATGCTAGTAGCAGCTGCAGGTTCTGCTGGTAAAGCTTATGGGGGTACTTTATAAAATGGCAGGAATGATTAAAAATATATTTGGTTTAGATACACAGGATGTATTAAAAAAACGAGCTGAAAGAAAT